CCGCTATCAGCGGACCGAACGGGAATTGGCCGACGTGCGCAAGGAACTGGCGTCACTTCGCAAAGATCGCGATTCGGCCAATTTCCGCGCCAAGCAGGCGGAGCGCTATAGCAAGCTCCAGGCCCGGTCGCGTGAATTTGTCTTTGACCTGGCCGCGGAGTGGGAGCGAGTTTCTGATCTCGACGACAAGGCGTTTGAGCGTCATGTCGATGGGACGATCGTCGCCAATTACGAGCGCATGCCGATCGGGCTCGAGCTGCCCGACGAAAGAGTCACGGGAACGGTGGCCGCGCCCAACGCCGTGATGACTCAGCGCAACGCGATTCGCCAAAAAGACTTGGCCGTCAAAATCGCGACCTCACAGAAAATCCCGTATCGCAAGGCCTGGGACGAGGCCGGCAAGGAAATGGGGGCCGACGCGGTCCCGTTTCTGACCGACTGAAAAACCGCACACAAACACGCTTTTTTGACGCGACCGAAAACGACCGACGCCTTTTTGAGATTGGGGACCGGGAATGGCCAACCAGCCGTTTGCAATGCGGGCATCCGGGAACATCATTCGTTCCCGATTCGTGATGCTGGACAACACGAATCCGGGCACCGGAGCGGCGTCGGGTAACAACGTGCTGCAGGCCACGTTGAACGTGCCCACGATCGGGATCGCGGACATCGCCGGCGGCGACCCTCCGCTTTCCGATTATCTGACCCAAAGCCCGCCCTACGCTGCCCAGGCCGGAGAAAACGTCAGGGTGCACGCGCTGGGAGCCCGCTGCGATCTGGAAATCGGGGTCGGCGGTTGCGTGGCTGGCGACGAGTTGAAGCCCGACGCTAACGGCGCGGGCGTCGCGGTCGGAATCACAGGAAAAGGCCGAGTCGGGGCCATCGCGATCGCCGGGGCCAATCAGGGCGAATTGGTCGAAGTCGAAGTTGTGCGCTACGACAAATACGGCGCGGCGTCCTAAGTCAAAAGTTTTTGGGCTGGGATTCAAAAGGGTAGTTTTCAACTTGCCACGGGCCGCGGGACCAAAAGGCCCGGTAGACGAGACGAAAGAGGATCACGATGGTTGCCCAGTATCCCGGTTCACATAACGTCTACATTAAAGACGCGCAAAGCTCGGGTAACCTGGCGGTCGATTTTTCGCGAAACGAAAAAGACTTCGCGATCAACTCGTATTGCCAGATCCAGCCCTGCAAGGCGCCCTCCGGTTATTACCGGAATGTGACCGTCGAAGAGGCCGGCCGGATCATCAATCCGGACCTGTCTCAATTCGCGTGGGCCGACGGAATGCCCCGGCCGGAAGGCTGGGACGGCACGGAGTCGTTCCAATGGCAGCCGTTTCGCTGCGAGCGGTACACCTTCCCGGTGGCCCTTGGCGATTTGACCGTCGATCACGCGTCCTGGGACATTCGGGCGGAATACGCCGCGAAAAAGGCCCAGCAAGCGATGACGGGACGGACGCAACTCGCGATCACCCAGTTGACCAACGCCGCAAATTACGCGGCCACGCACACAAACAGCGTGGCGTCGATTCCCGGAAATACCGGTCCCTGGAGTGCGTCGACCACCTCCCGGCAGGATATCAAGCGATCGCTCAACACGGCCGCCGATCAGATCCTGCAGGACACCTTGGCCGCGGTCGATATCAACGAGTTGATGCTGGTTTTGAATCCGACGTGCGCCAAGGAAATTTCCCAGTCTCAGGAAATTGTGGACCACATTAAGGGCTCCCCGGAAGCCTTGGCCCAAATCAAGGGTGACCTCCCTGGCAAAAACGCGATCTACGGGCTCCCCGACAAGCTGTACGGGTTCCCGATCATCGTCGAGAAGACTGTCAAGGTGACCACGCGGAAGGCCGCTGCGACCACGCTGCGGCAATACGTGCTGCCGACCACGACGCCGTTCATGGTGGCCCGTCCGGGTGGTCTGGTCGGCGTCTTTGGCGCGCCCAGTTTCTCCGCGCTCGTGATCTTCATGCTCGAGGAAATGAGCGTCGAAACCTTCAAAGACGCGAACAACCGGCGGACAACGCTGGCTGTGACCGAAAACTATGCGTGCGTGATGGTTGCCCCGGTCGCCGGGTATCTCTTCCAAAACGCGGTTTGATTCTCAGCCGGTCGGGTGGCCCGGCCGTTTTTCGATAACGAAAACTGCCGGCCCCTCAGCGAAGGGGCCGGTTTCATTTACAAGTATCGTCATACCGTTATTTGTAAATAGATCATAAACCCATGGCCTACATCACTTACCAGGATTTGATTTCCCGAAAAGACCGCAACGACGTTGCGGATCTGGTGAGCGATTCGGCCGTGGCTCCGGAGCAAATCGACCTGGCCCAGAACGTCCCGCAAGAGCTGCAGGCGTGCATGGACGATGCCTCGGGGCTGTTCGATTCGTATCTCATGCGGGGGAACAGGTATACGCCGGCGGACATTGCGGCACTGGCCGGGACCGCGCTCGCCCTGCAAAAGCGGATCGTCTGCGAAATTTGCATGTGGCTCTTGATGCAACGCCGACCGGACCGAAACCCGGAACGGATGAAGGCACAACAAGAACTCGCGGAAAGCTGGCTCGACAAGTTGGCGACCGGTGAAAACGTCTTCAATCTGCCGGATCAAATCGAGGCCGGCTTAGAGGCTGTTGTCGGCCCGACTTATGTGGATATCTCCAATCTGAATTTGAACGTCCAGCACTGCCGGGGCCACTATTACCCGCGGCTCCGGCTCCCGTCGTCTGTTACGCGGACGCCGCCCGGCTAATAAGGCGATTTTCCCATGACCGATATCGTCGTTGTCGATGGCGCGAGTCAAATCTTGGTAGGAACCGGCGGCGGCGGCGCGCTCCAGCTGTTGGGCTATTCGGTGAACGGTGTCGAAATCATCGAAGACGCGTTCATGGGGGACGTTCCGGGGGATCTGAACGGGGGTGACCTCGGGCCGCCGATCGATATCCAGTATTTCGGGCAAATCGACCGCGTCCGCATCGAAATGTCTCAGTACGACCCGGCGATTATGGACCTGATCCGGCCGCGGTTGAACGGGAACGCTCCCGGGCTGATTGGCACCCCGGGATCCCTGATCGGGGCCGGCGGATTCGGGTATCGGGTGCTAATTCTGCCCTCGAGCAATTTGCGAATTCGAAATTACCTGCTTGGCATCCCGCGACAGCCGATATCGGGCAACAAGGGCACCCGCTTTTCCCGGCCGATCCTTGAATTCGAATGCCATGCCGTTAACCTGGGCGGAACGGTCACCCTTTGGAACACGGCTTCGAGTTGAACCAAATGGAAGCATTTTGGGCTGTCTTCGCGATCGCCGGCGCCGCCGGGCTGGGATACGTTTTCTGGCCGATGATTCGCGCGCGGCTGGCTGAGCGAAACCGGGCAATCTTCCGGTTTTACGCCGGCTCTGGGAAATACCGGTCGATCGACCCGATGATTCCATTCCGGATCTTGATGCAACATCCGGATTTCGACTGGGAAAAGGACCCCGAACGGCTTCAAAATGCGCAGAAGGCAGCCGAGAGCGGGGACCGCGGGATTTTGAAACTGGTGTTCGGAATCCTGGACACCATGACTCCGGCAGTTCGCCAGGCCTTCGACGTCAAGCTCTTCGCCGAAGGCGGATTGACCGAGGGCGAATGCACGGATCTGCTGGCCGAGTTTATGATTTGGATGGCGGCCATAAAAAAAAAGCGCAATATCTCGCCGATTTCTACGGAACCTACGGCCTCGGATCCGTCCGACTCAGCTATGCCGAATGGTTCGGAATGTTCCTCAACTGCGGCCGAGTCCGAGGAGCCCGCGGCTTCTATAGCCTGAAATCGTTTTCGGCAGCGTTTGAGGGAAAGGTTCCGATTGATTTCTGGGAAGGCGTCACGCATACCCCCGACGAAGCCGAGTATCGGGCCAAGACGCATGAGTCTCGGCAAAACTTCGTGAACGGCTGGGAACCGCGTCGATGAATCCTTTCACCGGATTTTTGGCTGGCCTGATTGGCCGCGACTTGGCCGGGTCTGCGGCAAAATCCGTCGCGTCGGGAGCCCAGGCGATTGTGCGGCCGTTCGCCTCCCGACTCGTGGCCGGGGCGATCGGAAGCGGCCGCCGCAGCCCCCTAGCCCGTGCCTTCCGTAGAAACCGGCTGGTGAAGGGGCTGGGCCGGCTCGCCCGTCAGACCAAGGTGGGGCGGGCGATCTTCGCAGCGAGGCGGGCGCAACGCGTGGCGGCCCTTCCCGTCGGGACGCCCACGGCTGCGCAAATCGCCCCCCACATGAATTATGGGGCGATGATGGCGAATATGGGCAATCCGGATGCCCATTCAATCGCTGTCGCCAATGCCGCCCAAAGCGCCGCCCGGGAGCAAAAGAGCGATCGGAGCGAAGAGGCCACCCAAAAGAAAAATGAAGCCACCAAAGAGGCGGCGTCGGCGTTAGTTAAATTCGTCGCCAGCCTCGGAACTTCCATAACGGGCTTGGTTGGTTTCGCGGTCGCCATGCACAAGTTTGCCGAGGCGGTCACCGAGAGCAGAAGAAAATACGCCGAACTCAACGGCCTTATCGGCAATGCGTTTGCCCTGCTGGACGTGCAAAAGCTCCAAATGGACATGCGGACTGCCCAGGGAATTTCCGGATCAACGGCGGCGCTCACCAAGGCTCAGGGCCAATTGGCCGAGCAAGAGCAACCGATCGATCAGATGGTAAAAAGCATCGAAAATCTCTTGGCAATCACGGTCACTCGATTTGAGACCACGATTTTAACGGGCCTCGGTACCGTTTTGCGGGCAACGGGTTTTGGCAAGATCTTAGAAAAAATCGAGGAGGATTTGCGGAAGCAAATGGGCGCGGATAGCACAATTGCAGAGCAAATGATGCGAGATCTAGCCAATGGGACGCCATGGGCCAGGATGAATGTTCTGCGCGCGCCCCTTCAGCAAGTGAAAAAACCCTAAGAAATGGCTGCCGGACAAACCAACGTCACTTACAACGGGGTGACCCTGTTCAATTGCCTTACGCGGCGATTCGATCAGGAAACGGTCGCCGACGAATCCGGCACCGACGCGATTAAATGGAAATTTTCGATCCGCGTCGTGGGCTATTGCACAGCGCAAAGCCTGTTTTCCAAGGATGCGAGTTCTAATCCCTATTCGACAGCGCCATATATCGCCCCATCGGGGCAGGCGGGACTCCTAAACGCTCAGCACAATTCGGCGGCTTTGGCGCTCCGGGACGTCCGGCACCTTTTGGGCGAATATCGGCGGTCATTCGTGATGACTACCGGAGTCATTCCGGGGGTCAGCCCGGGCCAAGTCCTGTTGCAAGCAGATGCAGCGCCCACGTCTCAGCCCGGCGCCAGCTTGGCCACGAATCCCGACGGCGACGTAAACAACGGCCCCAAGCCTCGAGTCGTGGCTATTACGCACGTCGCCGCAGACGAGGTTTTCCGGGTGGAATTCGAGATCGAGATTTGGAAAGTTGAATGTCAGAGCGCAAGCCAAACCGGTCCCGACACGAGTTCCAACATCATTTCAAATCGATGGTCCGTGACGGATGAAATCGACACGAATTTCTGGACCACGCGGACCTATCGTGGCCGGCTCAAAATCGCGTTTCCTTCCAGTACGCCGAATGCTTACCGTTATGCCGTGGTTCCGTCGGTGCAGCCGGGAATGCGGCGGGAAAACATGGCCTTTGTCGTAGCAGAGGACGCGTTAACGATCGATTGGAGCATCGTCGACAAAGAAGTGATTTTTTCGGCGCCACTGCCAGCAACGAGTTGGAGCTATTCGCATACGGAATCAGCCCAATTAAACGCCACGCTGAGCTATGGCAACGTCAACGTCACATTGACAGCCGGCCGCGATGTCCCTCGAGTCAATCTGATCGTCCTGGCAGCCGCGATCATTGATTCTCGGGTGCTATTAAGCCTGAAACAAGCCGACGGCGCCCCGGTTTTACCGATCGTCGAAGAGTATTCGATTACGGACCAAAACGGCACCGATGGGTCTTTCATTCACGGCAGTTGCCGGATCAAGCGGGCCGGGTCTGCGAAGCTGTGGAACAACATCTGGGGCGCCTGCATCGGGCAGCCTCTTGACACGAACGCCGGTCCCCAGGCGGCAAATAGTCAATTTGCCCAAACGCTCTACGGCGCGGTCTATGATTCGAGGTAT